TGGCGACATGAGCAGAGTCACTGGCGCTGTCGAGAGCCGTCCGGCTAGCGTCGTACGCGGCCTGGGCCTGCCGCTCAGCCGTAACAGCATCAAGGGTCGCCTGGTGCGCTACGGCGCGGCTGTGTGCCCCATTGGCATAGGCGTCCGTCTGCGCCTTGTAGGCGTCCGTGACGGCCTGGTGAGCCTTAGCCTCATTCCGGACCGCTTCAGCCAACTGTTGCTTCGCAGAAAGCACTGCGGGGTTGTTCTCGATGCCCTGCTGGGCGAGGACCGCCGATTCCTTCTGGGCGTCGGTGTAGGCGTTCTGAGCAGAGGTGAGCTGTAGGAGCGTCTCTTGCTTCTTGATCTCGTCTTCGGAGACGAGAGGTCCGCTATAGAGACCGAGGGCAGCGGCGTCCCGCTGAGCACGTTCGAGGGCGATCTTGGCGCCTTCGACAACACCGGACTCGTCACGCAACTTCCTCGCGGCTTCGTCTCTAGCGGCTTGTAGATCTTGGACAGCCTTCTTCGTCGCCTCACGAGCCCGCGCCTCGGAGTAGAGACTTTCGGCGACCTGCCGGGCAGCCTGGACGTTGGCGTCCGCGGCCGACTTCGCGGCTTGCGCTTCGGAGTATTGCGCTTCCGCTACAGACCGACTCGATTGCTGTAGGGCGGCGTAGGACTGGGTGAGGTCTTGGGCAGCCTGCCCCTCGGGGGTGGCGATTCCCAGAGCCGCCTGCTTCGCCCGGGTGTATCGGTCATAGTAGGTCGTCGCGAGGTCTACCGCCCTGGCGTTAGCACCAATAGCCTCATCGAGGCGTTGATTAGAGGCCGACGCAGCCGACGCGGCTCCGGCCAATTCCTCCGCGGCCTTCCGCGCGTCGGCTGCCCGTTGCGCGGCAGCCTTCAGCCCACCACTGGGCTTCCCCGCGGCCTGGGCGCCGTAGAACGCGTTCCAGGCAGACTCTTCCTGGGCTCGTAGCCGGTCGATGACCGCCTGCCATTGGTCGGCAGGTCCGAGGTAGGCATCCACCAAAGCCTGTGGCGACAACCCCGCCGCCTGGCCGGCAGCCAGGAGACCCTTGTCTTCAAGCTGCTTCGCCGCGACCTTGCGGACGTTGGCGTCAATGGCGCTGTTGGACTCCTTTAGCGCGTCAGCCAACGCCTGTTGTTCAACGGTGAGCCCACGAGTAGCCGCGGCAGCGCTGGTGCCATGATTAGTCAGGGCGTTTAGCCCGGCGACGATGCCGGTGATGACAAGCCCGACCACCGTCGCGGAGGTCAGAGCAACCAGCGCGACCCGGAGCGTCACAGCCGCGGCAGAGGTGGTGCCCATGATGAGGGCCGCGGTACCCATGACCGTACCGAGCGTCTTGAACCCGGTAGTGACTGCGGTGATAACCGCCCCAGCCTTCAGTGCGATGAAGACGCCCGTAATCGCTACAGCGATGGCGGTCCATACCGGCGGCGGAATCACCGCCAAGAGCCGGCTAGCAGCCTCCAGCGCCGTAGTGAACAGTGCCGCCAGTGGCGCCAAACCGATGACAAGCTTCCCGACAGCTACAGCGATGTTGACGACAACATCGACGACCTTCGGCCCGTAGGTCTGGGCGTAGGCAATGAACTGCTGGAAGGCGGTGGAGTTCCGGAGTGAGGCGGTCCACCGCTCGAAGCGATCGGAGAGCGACTCGACGAGATGGAGCATCGTCTGACCCACCGGGGCGAATCCAGTGACCAGAGTCAACAGACCCCGGCCGAAGTTCGTCGCCGTGCGGGTGAGGCTGGCAAACGCCTCCGGCGCTTGCTGGGCAACGACATCCAGGAATGCCGACACCTCAGGCCCGCTCGCGAACTGCTCGATGATGTCGAGGCTGTTACCGAAGGCACGGGCTGCGATGTTGACGACCGGGGTTAGCTCCTGGAGGCCCGTCTCCGCAAGAGCCATCCCGCGAATGAAGACATCGAAGACCGGGGCTCGGGTGTCCGCGAGGAACTGTTGCCAGTGGGCGCGGAAGTTGTCGACCGCCGGGAGGATCTTCTGAAACTCGATCGGGAGAGAGTCCAGGGCGACGCCCTTGTCCCGGACCAGTTGGAAGGCGTCGGCAACCTGCTTGATCTGGACTGCCGCGGTGGCGCCGAAGGCAAAGGCTGCGGCACCCGTGGTAGCGAACGCCGACCCGAGGCCCAGGACCGCACCAGTAAGCGGAGTGATGGTCCCAACGGCCGTAGTGGCGGCCGTGCCCTGAAGGATGTTGATGAGTCGCGGTCCACCGACGCGGGCGAGCAGGTCATCGATGCCACTGTTCCGGTTGTTACGCCGAGCTCGGTCAGCGAGCTCGGCCTCCTGCCGCACGCGTTGCTCGAACGCCTTCCGCATCCCCTCCTGGGACGTCTGGTACGCCCGGAGCTCCTCCTTCTGGCTCGCCTTCATCGCGGCGAGCCGGTCGCGCTCGGCCCGCGCGGCTATCTTGACGCGCTCCCGCTCGGAAGCCGCTAGCGCCGACTGGCGCTGCTTCTCTAGCGACGCTGCCGCCTGGAGAGCGGAGTTGTTGGAGACCTTCTCGTAGGCGATCTCCGAGTGGATGCGGGTCTGGAGTTGCTTCAGGGCGTCACGGTTGATTTTGTCGTAGCTGGCGGCCATCGCCCGCTCCAGCTCGGCGCGACGCGCCAGAAGCGCGCCCTCGTCGAGCTCGGGACGGACTTCGATGTAACCTTCGCCGACCTTTACGCCATCCGGCATCCAACCCTCCTCGGGTTACGTCGGCCTAGGGGCCGAAAAACGCTGTGAGTTCCTGGGCTGATGCGAACTTCGGGGCCTCGGGCTCCGGAGGCTTCACCCCCGGGCGGGGGTATGGGTCGGGGTGTCTCGGAGGGTCGGTCTTCCCTCGGGCGCAGAGGTACGACTCGAAAAGCCACCGCTGGTGACTGACGACGTCGAAGATGTCGGCGAGGAGGTATTCCTGCTGATCCCAGAGGGGATCGTCATGGCCGACTGCTCGTCGACGAAGTTCGGCAACGACCCGGCTGTCTATCGGCAGCTCCGCTACGAGGAGCGCCAGGCGCCGAGTCGAGAGTTTCCCCCGGTACCAGTCGAGGAGGTCGACCCCCTGATCGAGGAGGTCGATCTCCAGCTTCCGGCAGAGGCTGTCGTCTCGGAGGACGACGATCAGCCCTTGGATTCCCCCGCGCTCGTACCCAGCGCCTTGAACAGCGCCTCGGCGAAGTCGGCAAAGTCTTTGCTGATGTTCCTCTTCTTCGAAGTGAAGGTCTGCCACTGGACGGGGCCGAGGACCGCCTTCACAGTGGACAAGATCTTCCCTTCCTCAAACAGAAGCATCGTGTCGAGGTCATCGAAGACATCAGCCTTGACGGTGTAGGTAGTGCCGTCGTAGTCGAAGGTGACCGAGCCGTCCTGGGCTTCGGCCTTCTGCGCGGCAGCGGCGGGAGTGCGGGGCATCTAATCCTCCTGGGATTGAGAGTCAACGAAGCTCCCCGTTTAAGGCCCGGGGAGCAAAGGCCATCGCTCAGGAAGCGATGAGGTATTCGGTGTTCTGGCTGTAGAAATAGGCCATGTTGTTGGAGGCGTCGGCAAGGGCCGCGACGGTGATGCCGTACGCGGTTGGGTTGGTACGGTCGAGGGTGAGGTTGTCGCGGTCAGTGATGAGACACCGACCGAAGACCAGACGGTTGGTCAGGTTGGCGTCATCGATCCACTCAATGACGAGGCTCCGCTCAACCAGAGTCGGCGCAGCCGGAACGGTCAGCTTCGCCGTGCCGGCGTTGTAAGTGAAGGACTGATCCAGGAACCACGCCCCGGCGGTGGTGCCGTTGTCCTGGAGCATCGTGAATTTTGCGTCCAGGCTGACCGTCTTGACACCGATCTTCACCGGAAGCGCAGACTGCCAGGCGGAGATTTCGTTGGTGGTGAGCTTGGGCGTAATCGTGACGCCCTTCTCATCGATGTAACCGACCTCGATGAGGCTGGCGTTGATGGCGGCCGTTGCATCGGTCGGCAGAGTGGCGCCAAGCAGGCCAAGGTAGACATGACCATTTGGGGCCAACTTGACTTCGGTCGAAGTGAGGGACACTGGTTGTCCTTTCAGCACAAAAAGCGCCGGCTCCAACAGGAGCGGCGCTAAGAGAGGAACTCGTGGCCTAAGCTGGCCCGGGTCTGACTGTGAGGCGGAGGGCGAAGATGTAGATGACTGCCTCATCCGGCTTGTCGTAGTGCCGGTAGATGTCGGTCTCTACCTTCGCGTTCATGAGCCGTACGCCCTTACCGGCGTACCGTGTCGACTCCCGGATGACGACGGCCAAGCACACCTGGGCGAGGTCATGGGCATCAGCGCGAGTCATGGCGCGGCACTCGAAATCGACCCGAGGCTTGGCGGTGATGTATGGATAGCGTCGGGCGCCTCCCTGGCGCTCGACCATCACCCACGGAACCCCAAGCTGGTACCCGACCAGATCCGTGGAGATGTTGTTTGTGGGGCAAAGGGTGGTAACCTCCGACGCGCTACGGAGGATGTCGACGCAGGCGGCTTCGATGTCGCCCTGGACGATGTACTCGAAGGGGTCGTTGGTCACAACGCACCTCCAGATTCGAGCGCATCCATCGTCTTGCCGAAGACGCGGTACTTGTAGATTCGGCCGCTGTTGCCGGCGTTCAAGCCGAACTCGACGAAAACCCACTGAGGGTCGCTGTTACCGATCTCGCGGGTCTGGACCTGTGCTCCGCCCTTAACCAGCCGGCGTCGCTTCCTGACGAAGAAGTTCTCGTCGTAGTAGATAGGGCCTTTGCCCTGGTCTTTGTTCTCGGCGGCGTACACACCCTCAGCGACAGCGAGGGCGTACGCGGCGGTTTCGTCGAGTGCGGCGCCCATCCGTGGGCCGTTGAGGATCTCGATGAATCCCCGGGTATCCCACTCGAAGCGGGTTGGCTTGGCTCGTGGCATCAGCCCTCCCGGATACGCATCACGAAGGCCCAGAACTCAAGCTCGCCGTCGAGATTCGTCCACCCGGCAGGTTCGGCGGTGATGTCGTAGGACTTCCCGAGCCACTCGACGCGATCGGTGTACGCCCAGTCGCTGTCCGGCGGGGCGTACACGCGGAAGGGTTCCTGCTGGAACTCCCGTCCGGCGTTCACCTCAACCAACAGTCGGTTGGAGGCAAGGAACGGCTCTACCTTGCAGTTGGAGACCGCGAGGCGACTGGCATGCGCCCAGTCTCGGGATTCGGAGTTGTCTCGGGGGCTGCGCACCAGTGGGGCGCGTACTCGGATGATGGTGTCGTTGCCGAGATCGAAGCTCATAGGTATGGTCCGTTCGGCCAGTAACCATCCCGCCAGTCTTCCCGGGGGTCTCTGAAGTCGGGCCTGATGCCGAGCGCCCAGCTCGTCTCGGTGTCCGACCATCCAGCGAGGATGTCTTTTTCGTGGTCGCTGAGGTAGACCGAGCCGTCCTGGGGGCCGTATGCCTCAAGAACGTCGGCAACCTGCCGCTCGCGCAGGTTCGCCTTCGGGGCCTCGTACGCGCGCCGGGAGGCATCTACCACGACCCCCTTGATGGAGGCGGGAACGCTGGCATAGCCATAGGTGAGGTTGAGGTCCACCACCTGCCGCGGATACAACCCATAGACGGTGTTGATGCCGTCGTAGTAGTAGATCTGTGGTCCGGTACCGGCGGCGGCTGAGAGTGCTTCGCCGGTCCGGTAGTCGGTGATGGTGTTGACGGCGATGACCGGCTCGTAGTTGGTCATCCTGAGCTCACCAAAGGAGTCGGCCTGCATCCTGACCGTGTCGGTGGTTTGGTCGAAGTTGACCCCGGTCTCTTCGAGCACGTAGGCCGAGATGGTGTCGATGAAGTACTGGACTTGAGCCGCTTTGGTCGGCGTGAGGGAACCGGCCGCGACCCCGAGGGCTACCTCGACGTCCGCGACTGTCGCAAGGGCCATCTGTCACTCCTTAGCGACGACGTTATTGACGGCGGAGACGAACTCCGCGAGTTCGGTCTCCCGCTGGGCGGTCCAGTAGGCGGAGCGGAGCCTCGCGGCATCAGATTGAAGCTTGTAATAGTCCCGGTTAGCGAGGAGGTGCCGAAGGGTGATCTTCCACCGACGGATGTCGTCCAGGGGGCAGAAGATGCCATCAGGCCCCAAAGCCTCCACGAGGCCCTCTGTGGGGTTGGCGATGGTCGGGATACCCGACGCTGCCGCCTCAATCGCCACCCGACCGAAGCTCTCGTACTTGCTCGGCATCAGCAGGACTTTGGTATGTGCGTAGACCTCGCGGGTGATGTCCGCGGTGTTCTCGACGATCCGGACGTTCTTAACGTCAGAACGGATGTCTTGTGCTCCGTAGCCTCCTACTACCCCCATGAAGTTTACGTCCGGCATTTCCTTGGCCAGGGCATACAGGATGTGCGGTCCCTTGCCGGTCCACCCGTCGGTCGCGCCCGCCCAGAGGTTCACGAGGGTGACGTACCCCCGCTCGGCGGGGGCGTTGTCGGGGATTTCGTATCGGGAGGCATCGATTGGGGGATGAACGACCACCGAATCCCACTCCGAGTACTGCCGAATGCTCCAGGTGACCTGTCCTAATGTCGCTATCTTAGAGACAAGGCTCTCCGCCGCCTGGTCGTGATGTTTCTTCACCCAGTCGGTGTTGTAAACGGCCAACTCGCAACCGATGGAGAGGTATCCCTCGGTCTGCCACATCGTGTTATGGATGACCTGTACCAGCGGCACCCCGAGCTGCCGGGTGAGGTATGCGGCTCGCTCGCTGGAGTCGAGGTGGGAGATGACGACGTCCGCCTTCGCAAACCACTCTCCGGGCTGGTGCTTGGACAGGAACGGGATGACGCGGACGCCGTCAATGGTGTACGGCTGGACGACCTCAGGTTCGCTGGGTCGGCTCAGGAGGACCGTGACGTGCCAACCGGCGGCTACCAATGCGCGGTTGAGGTCGTGAATGGTGGTCTCGGCGCCCGCGTTATGGTGCGGGACATAGGCGTGGACGTAGCAGACTGCGTGCGGCATCGGCAACCCCAGGAGAAAGCCGGGAGGCCCCGAAGGGCCTCCCGGGATCGGTCAGCTAGCCGGACCGCCGCTGTGACGAAGCACCGCGAACGGGAACCGAGTGGAAGCGTTGGTGTTCAGCGCCGTAACCGGATTGCTCGTGGCGAAAGCGAATCGACCAACCGCACGAAGGATCTTGCTGTCCTGCTGGAATGCCGAGAACTTAACCAACCCCGTTGCGGGGTCGGCGATGACGCCGCTGTTGGAGACATCAAACGTGATGTCCTGACGGACGCCGACGATGGCCTTCGTCCAGTCGCCGAGGATGACGCTGGCCTTCGAGCTGTCCCAGGCGCCGTTCTTGACCTGGTACAGCGGGTTGCCGAAGATAGTCTCCGGCTGGCCGTTGGCGATCGGGGCATAGATCGGAACGCCCTGCGTGGTGCGAAGGTTGACGAGACGCCAGTGGAAGCCGGGCTCGCTCGCCCAACCGTTGGTGTCAAAGCCGTCCTTCACTAGACCGGCTGCGGCGTTGCCGAGGTCGACAGCGAGATCAGTACCGGCACCTTCAGTCACCGCGTTACCCGCGGCGACCGCCTTAGCGTAGATCGAGCTGTGCGAGTCACCCCAGCCCGACGGGATACCCGCGCCGAACAGACCGGCGCCATCGATGAGATTACCGAACTCCTGCCCAATCAAGGGCTTCATTTCCGACAACAGATCGACGCCAGTGTCCGCGACGTAGGCGTCAGACACCGGGATGAGGACGGCGATTTCCATCGCGGTCAGAACGACGTTGTCCCACTGAACCTTCGACGTCTGCTTGCTCAGGGTGTCGTTTCCGGCGGTAGTCCCGCTGTCCAGCCAGTAGGCCAGCGGCAGAGTGCTGAGGACCGGCATACGGTGCGTCCGGGCCGGCATCACCTTGCGCTGCGCGAGCTGCATCAGCGCAGAACTCTGGGTGGCGACCTGGATCACCTCCCGGGCCACGGTCTGAGGCATTTCCCGGGGGTCCGGAGACACGACATCCCGGAACAACCCATCTGTGTAGTTAGCCATCTCTTACCTTTCGGAGGGCATGAAAAAGGCGCCAGTCCCAGAGGACGGCGCCGAGCAACTGTGGTTATTTGGCGTTGTTGAAGAGTTCGCGGAACCAAGAGTCTTCGTCGCGGGCTGCGCCCGAACCGACTGCACTGCCCCGGTTCCCGGCCATCAGCGCGCCAGCGCCCCCGGCCGCGGGGAGGTCTTTCGCCATCTGCTTGGCGTCCTCCAGCATCTCTTCACGGGTGTTACCACGGATTCTGTCGGCGAACTTGACCGAAAGCTTGGCCTCACGCGCGACCTCGCGCTGAAGCTTCTCCTTGTCGGTCGCCGCGACCTTCGCCGCGAGTTCGTCCCGCTCAGCCTTCACCTTCTCGGCCTCGGTCATCTGCGAGCGCTTCCACTCCTCGTACTCCCGCAGCTTGGCGTCGAGTTCCTTGTTGGAGACACGCTTCGCTGCCGCCTCGCGGCGGACCTTCGCCAGCTCGGCACGGAGTTGCTCAGGGGTGAGTCCGTCGTCCTGGGGGCCGTCGCCATCGACGACGTCATCCGGCTCGTCCTGGGGGTCGGTGGTGCTGTTGGCATCCGTGGTCATTGCTGCCCTCCTGGGGTGGCTTTGCTACCCGGGCTGCCTGAGCCCGGCTTCGGTTGCAGCGCCGCCATATGCGACGCCATGTCCTTCTGCTGTTGGATCTGCTGTTGTTCGCGCCTGTCACGCTCTTCGATGGCGAAGGTGATTTCGTCCGGATCGAACGACAGCCGATCCATGATCAGCTCAAGCGGGATACCCGCCTGGGACCACTTCAGAGCGGCATCGGCCAGCTCCGCCGTGGTGTGCATCTCCGGGTCCTCCCAGAGAGTTGCCGCTTCTACCTCGTCAGCGCGCTTGTCGCCGAGGTAGGCGAAGCAGAGTTTGATGACGCGCTCGTGGGACCAACCCATCGAGAACATCCGCTGCTTGATTCCGCTGACAAACCCGGACTCTGCTTGGGTCAGAGTGTCTCCGCTGATGTTGGCCATCCGGCCCATCAAGTAGTGCGGCGGGGTCTTCGTTATCGCGGCGATGTCGACGACGTCATCCCGCACCGCTTCGAGGATCTGGGTGATGTCCGCGGCCGAGAACTCACCAAAGGTGGCCTTCTCGGAGTTCGACACCCAGAGGACGTCAGCTCCCGGATCGAAAGGCGGCTTCCGCTGCCCCTTGGCGCCCTTGGGGACCTTGATCCCAGTGGCATACCGCTGCTTGTAGGCTTGTGCCCGGCTGATGATGAGCCGGTCGAGAACGGTGTGGTTGATGCGGTCCTGGATGTCTCGGACATCCTCGCCGGCCTCGCCTTCGGGGATGAGCCCCGACTCCGGGCGCCACACATACTCCACGAGAGGCACCTCGCCGAGCTCGTTCTCGATGACCGACGTCATCGAGAACCCAGCGGGGCCTCCAGCGAGCCCTAGGAGACGAGCCTTCAAGCTGTCGAGGCTCAAGCCTTGGATGTCGGCTACCGCCGGGCCGACAAAACCGTAGATGGCGTCTGGGAGGTAGACGACGGCGAGGACATGACCGGTGATGTCATCGGCCCATAGTCGAAGCCCTGCGATGGCCCTCGTGGGCCGGACAGGGTCGCGGTAGACGATGCATTGCCGCGGGTCTTCGGCGGTGATAACCGGGTAGGGGCTATCCGGGCCAGGCGGTGATACGAGCATGTAGCTCATGCCGAACTTCGCGGCCCGTTGATGGGTGACGGAGGCTTGATAGTCCATGTCGTTGGACTGCCAGAACATCTTGGCGTCGTCGTCGGCCTTGCCGACTGGCCCGAACCGGAAGCCGCGGACTCTCATCCTCTCGACCTTCGCGGTGGTGACGAGGCCGCAATAGTTGGTCCGGGCCTTCCTCTGCATCGTCTTGACGGCCTGAATCCATCGCCTGTCTCCGTTGGGGAGGGGGTGGTTGCCGTCGACATACGCCTCACGCATGTCCAGGAGCGGTTGACGCGTCAGGAGGCCGTTGATGAGGCGCCGGAGCCACCACTCCGGCGAACCGGGGAGGCCGTAGCCGGCGTCGCGCCCGGCTGTCGCCATATCAGGCGCAAATCCGTTAGGTGAAGTCACTTAGAACCCCCATAGGTCTCCCGGTTCCTCGGGCGTAAGGGCGCCCGCCTCAATCGAGAGTTGGGCTGCTTCAAAGGCGAGGATTGCCGCCTGGGCAGCCCCGATGTATTGCTTCGGCGTGGCGGGCCGGACGATGTAGGGGGAGTCCGGCTCGTCCTTGAGCTTCTCGCGGTGACAGTTGAGGACATGACGGCTGAGATTGGCGTCTCCGCCGTGCGTAATCCGCTCGGCGTACACCGCTTCGGCAAAGCTGTCGACGGCCTTCGCCGTGTTGAGCTTCTGGCTGAGCCAGAACTCCTCGACGGTGTCTTCAAAATCCACCGCCCACCGGCCGACGATGTCCTGGTACTGCCACGGGTCGGCGACCAGGAGGCAATGCTGATGGAGCTTCTTGAGGCGACTTCTGACGGCCTTGTCGACCTTCTGATACGGGACCTCCCAACCGCGAGGGGTGGGGTCCGGTTGCTCCCAAAGGTTGAGGAGAAAGAGGGCGCCATCTGTGAGTCGACATGCGACGAGCGCAGCCGCACCCTTCCTCGTGGCGCCTTTGAAGCCAAGGGCGATCTTGTCGCCCTTCTTCAACGGACGGATGTCATCGCGCTTGCACTTCTCCCACTCCGCCGGCTTAAACCACTGGGTGTCGCCGCGGTGGAGCTCGTTAAGATAGAAGCGGCGCATGTCCGCCTCGGTGTTGGCGGGGTCGTTGATCTCCCGCCATATCCGCTGCTTCGGAACCCAGACGGCGTCGCCGTAGACGTAATTCAGTGCCGGGAAGAGCTGGTCTCGGTCGTAGATGTTCTCGCAGGTCGTCCGGCGCGAGTCGAAGAGAAGACCCTTCTCCTCGATGAGGCCGGATTCAATCTGGATGGCGTAGTTATGGGAGGCCTCAGCGACGGAATCTTGTCCAGGGACGTGGGCGTTGGTCGTCTCGATGCTCCGGCCGTCCTTCTTGGCTAGGTTCCGCCGAAGAACCGCCGCAAGTTCATGACCATGCTCCGAAGGAACCCACAGGTGCGTCTCATCAAGGACCGCAAACGTTGTCTGACGCCCCTCACGGGAGCGCGGTGACGCGGTGACCTTCTCGATCTTTCGGCCGCGGGACGCGAGGATGCGGGTGAGACCGATGTCGAGCCGGTATTCGGCTTGCGCTTTACCCTGCCCGAGCATCTCCATAAGCGGCGCGTAGGAGTTCTCAACCTGAGCCTCACTAATGGCTGCTACTTGGATAAGAGATGAGGGCTGAGGACGGCCGATGGCGTGTACCTGGCGCTCGCCGCGGACAGTCTTCTCCGCGAGGCCGTCAAACTTGACCGGCCCGAGCAGCTCGGCAGCCGCGAGAGTTGCTACGAAGGGGCTCTTGCCCCAACCTTTAGGCCGCTCCAGGACGGCGCGGCGGTATTCGAACTCGCCGTGGGCGTTGACGGCGTAGTACCACAACACAAATCGAGCCTGCTCGTTTGTGAAGATCCACTGGCTGCCCATGTTGTCGCCGTCAGGATGGGCGAGGTAGTTGGTGCACCAATCGAGGACGCCCCATCCGAGGGTCAACCTCGGGAGGCCGTCTGGCAGAGCCATGTGACCTCCTGGGTCCGTCGCTCTGGAGTTGTTTGCGGGTCGAGTTGACCCGGGTTGCGGGTACTGCTAATGTCGTCCCCAGTCGCGGCGCGCACATCGCGACTGGGGAATGACCCCGGCCAAGAACCTCGACTCGTCGCTGTCCTCGGCGTGACTCGGACACGCTTGCCGAGAACAGCGGTTATCCTTGGCCGGGGTCTTCGCCTGCTCTAGTCGAAATCGAAGTCGAACTCGTAGCCGTCGCCGTCCATTCACGGTCTCCTTTCGGACTAGCTGTTCATCAGTACGCGCCGAGGAGCGGCACGAAGCAGGTAGCAGTCCCGGCCGTAGTCGGGTTGAAGGACGCCGGGAAGGCGCTGGCGCCGATATAGAAGCACCTGCGGCCGACGCCGCCAACGGTAGAGTTGAACCACGGGCTATGTCCGTCTGCGGCGTTCGTAAGGAACGGGAAATTGGGCTGAGTGGCCATGCCCCGGAGGAGAATGCCGATATAGACCCACCGGCCGCTACCGGCGGCCACCTGAGACGCAAACGCCTTCCGGCG